AGTCGGGCATGGGCTTCGCTGGTGAGCATCTCGTGCGGCGAGAAGTCGTTTTTTTGCGCGCCGGCAGTGATGGCGGTGTAGCGGTAGCCTTCCTGCGCATCACGTACCGTCTGATCGACGTGCATGGCAATCACACCAATCGAGCCCACGCCACCGGTGCGCGTGACAGTGATTCGTGAGGCGGCACAGGCGATGGCGTAAGCTGCGGAGAAGGCAGAATCCGACGCAATGGCCCAGACGGGCTTGATCGCATCGGCGGCACGAATGCGTTCGCCTAACTCAAAAACGCCGCCCGCCTCGCCGCCAGGCGAATCGATGTCAAGCAAGATGCCGGTAACGCTCGGGTCGGTCAGCGCAACATCGAGCATGGTGGCAATGTCCCCGTAAGACATAAGACCAGAGGCGGCGTCCAGCCCCAGCGAGCGTCGCACCAGCGTGCCGTGAACCGGGATGACGGCTATACCTGTCCCAAGTAAATTTGACGGACCAAGCGCTGCTTGCGGCTGCGTGCGTGGTGATGGCAGCGCGGAGAAGTCAGGCTTTAGCTCGGGCCAGCCAATGCGCTCTCCCAGCACGGCCAGAATGATGTCCAGCTTGGAACGGGCAACGAGAAGCGGCGTCCCGTACAACCGAGAGGCGAGATGAGGTAACAACATATCAAGGGTTCTCCGCAGCGGGTGGCGCTGCCGTTGGCGTGAGGGGCGTCCCAGCGATCGGCACCTTGTCGTGGCGCGGATCGCTGTCGAGCACGAGGCCCAATGCATCTGCACGGGCGTTGTCGGCGGCAATCTCCCGATCCACATCCTCGGCGTCATAGCCGTTGGCCGAGATTGCTTCCGAGCGGGATAGCAATCCTGCCCGGATGGCGGTGAGCATGGCGTCGAACTCTTTCTTTGGGTCGACCCACTGCCAGCCCTGGGGAATCCACTTGCAGGCCAGATACTGGCGACGCTTTTGTGCGCCACCCCGGATAAACCCCGGCAACACCAATGCGCCTTCGAGAACTGCCTGCTCCATCCAGGCACGCCAGATCGGTCGGCACAGTTGGTGGACGATCACGCCATGCTGAAGCGACTCCACCCGGCGTCGGAATTCCAGCAAGCCAGCGCGAATCGAAGAGTAGTTGACCTGCGTCAGATCGCCGGTCAGTTGTTCGTAGGTGACGCCCATGGCCGCTGCCACCGCGCGAAACTGCATGCGAAGGAATTCCGAATAGGATCCACCGACGTCAGCTGGTTGCGAGAACTTGATGTCTTCACCAGGTTCCAGAATCTGCATCGTTCCGGGCTCAAGGCCAGCCAGCGCCACACCATTGAGATCCGCTGCCCCTTCGCCCATCAAGTTATCTTCGGGGGCAAGACGCGTGATGAAACCGGCAAACATGGCGGCGGTCTTTTTGCGCACCAGTTCGGCATCGTCGTACTGGTCGAGTTCGTTCAACTTCACCAGGGCGCGTGCCAGCCACGGCTCGCCTCGAATCTGGCCGGGGCGCAGAGGACGGAACAGGTGGATGATCTCGCTGGCATCCACACGCACGATGTCCAGGTTGCTGCCAGACGACATGGCGCCCATGGTGACAGATGAGGCGCCGTCTTCTGGATGGCTGCGATACAGGTGGTAAGCCACCCGTCTGCCCAGTCGGTCAAATTCGATGCCGGCGCGAATCTGGTTGCCGTTATCGGCGAGAGTGTTCATCGTCACCGGCAGATGCTCGGGCTCCAGCACCTGCAACTGCATGGCGACCGGCAAGTCATCTTCCGGGCGACGGTAGCGGATGCGCACCAAAGCCTCACCGCCTTCGAGCATGGCGCGGCAGGCCAGCGCCTGGAGACCGTAAAAGTCGGTCAGTCCTGCGGCATCCGCCGTTTCCGTCCAGTCGCGCCAGAGCGCTTGGATGCGCTCGCGCAGCGCGGGATCGATGACCATGGATTGCGGCTTGATGCCGGTACCGATGGCGTTGGCGGCATAAGATTCCAGGGCGGCATTGGCCCATGCATTACGCCGCACCAGATCGCGGCTCTTGGCGCGCAGCTCGTTCTGGGTGGTGAGCAGCGCTGCAATGGCACCGGGGTTGCCGACCGACCACGCGATGGCACGTCGCCCCGCTCCGATGCCATCGTAAATAGGCGAGCTACCAGATGAGCTTCCAAGCAATCGGCGCTGGATAGTTTTTAACCAGCCCATTACAGACCCTTCGCCGTATTCACGCGGATCTGGCGTGACTTGGGATTGCCGTCTTGCTGAGCCAACGCCGATTCGACTTCAGCGAGTGCGGCTTTGAGATCAGACACCGAGCGGTACTCGATGCTTTTGCCGTCATAGCTGACGCGGTGCTCGCCACTGGCCAATGCTTCGCGCAGGGCTTGGGCGTGTTCTTCTGTATAAGTAGTCATCAAGTCATCCAGCGGCTGCGCACGACTCTGCGTGCAGGTTTTTCGGTTGTAGAAGCCTTGATGCCGCCGCCGAATTTGAGTCGGTAAGCGGTCTCGGCTGTTTCGTTGGTATGGGTTGTCGGTATGTCTGGCGGGGCTGATGTCGGCCTGCCGCCCAGTTGTTTTTCTAATTCGCGCCAATGCCGTTCTTCGAAGCGATCAAGTCCGGCAGCCGCTGCCGCCGCTCTGGCGTACACATAGCAGTCCAGCGCCTCATTCCTCTCACGCATCTTTTGCCACTCGCGCTGGGCAAAACCATTACGGTCGCGCCGCGTGATCAACTGCTCTGCGCAGAGTTGCTGCAAAAATTCGCTATCGACCTTGGGCAAATGCACAAAGCCGGTCGGATACGAAGGCGTGGTGCCGTCGCTTTCGACATCGGATCCCTTGCGCAGGTTGTTGTACAACTCCAGCTTGGCAATCGAGCCCACCACGGTGAACACCTTCAAGCCTCGGCGCAGGCGTTTGCCATTGACCGTGGCATCCACCGCTGTCGGTGTACCCACCAGCGCAGCACCCCGGGCCACGCCCTTGATGGCCATCAGCCTGGGGTCGCGGCAGGATCGCACAAAGGCATAAGCCTCCTGGGTGGCGTAGCCCGTATCCAGGGCAAGTCGCACCAAAGGTACCAGTGCGCCAGATGCGTGCGTCCAGGACTCACCCAGCAGACTGGCTAGAGCAGTCCAAACGTCGGCGCGTGCCGTGTCGCCCATGATCACCCTGTGCTCCACCAACCAGGATTCCTTGCCGCGCCCAAACGCCCAGATGGAAACTTCGATGCGATCTTTCTGCACGTCAGCACCGCCCACCAGCAGCATTGCACCCATGGGAATAGTGCCAACGGCGAAATCTTCCCGGCGCTCCAGCAATCGCTGCCAGTCCGGTGCCTCGCCTTCTTCGACCCAGGTTTCACCCAATTCGGTGTTCTTGAAAGTCTTGATGGCCCCGGTGGAGCCCGTCTCTTTGCTAATCGCACTTTCCCACGCAGCAGCGATCTCTTTCCAACTGCGCCAACCGACCGGGCTGTACAAGCTTGACAGATGGAATCCCACGGTTTTGCCCGTGTTCTGCGGCGCTGTCGCCTGCCACCGGCCGTTTTCTAGCATCCAGCTTTTATGGTGCTCAGGGATGGGCTGCTCACAGGATTCACAGACATAGGCTGCCGTCTCAGGTTTCGAGCCCTGTGGCCCACGCTGCCAGCGTAACTGCTCGAACCGCAGCCACTGGCGGTGGTTGCAATGCGGACACGGTACGAAGTAACGACGCTGATCCGATGCTTCGTACTCGCGCTCAATCGCCGACACACCCGAGATCGTCGGGGTCGACACAATGAATATCTTGCGCCGGGAGAAGGTTCGCGTTCTGGCTTCGGCCAGCGAGATCGCATCGCCTTCGCCGTCAACATCCAGCGGGTAGCCGTCAACCTCATCCAAAAACAGGTAGCGAACCGGCATCGAACGCAAGCCCACTGCAGAATTGGCTCCGGTCATCACCAGCACGCCACCCCTGAATTCTTTGGCCAGGATGGTGTTGCCCGCGTCCCGACTGCGTGCCGGTGCGATCAGTTCGGCCAGCACCGGTGACTCTTCGATCAGCGGGTCAATGCGCTGCTTGGAATTGCGTTTGGCCATGTCCACCGTGGGCGACACTGCCATCATGGGGCCGGGTGCGTGGTGGATCACATAGCCGATCCAGTTGTTACCCATTTCCGTGGCCCCAAGCTGCGCCGCCTTCATGAACACCACCCGTTCCACCGGCGAGGCAGGAGACAAGCAGTCCATGATGTCTTTGAGGTAGGGCGTGCGGCTGGTGCGCCAGCGACCCGGTTCTGCCGACGCTTTAGAGGACAGCATGCGGTGCCGGTCTGACCACTCGGATACCGACAACAGCGGGTCGGGTGTCATGCCTTCGCGCCAGGCGCGGTCAATCTCAACGGCACCTTCGTAATGATCAGTCGTACTTGATTGCATTTCAGTCCACTCGTGGTCGCAGGTCGCCGAGCTCCTGCAGGTGATCCCGTACAGCGTTCTCTAGTGCGACATGCATCGGATGAGGCTCGATGCCTAACTTGACCGCCATCTCCGCCGATACGCGTGCGGGCCAGTTCAGCCATGCATCACGCTCGCTCCTCGCCAACTTGAATACGTGGGCGATGGCCTGTGGTCGATCAACCAGTTCGCCTTTGAGCCTGGCCAGGCGCACCTTGTTGGTTTGCGCTTTGACTACTTCATTGACCGTGCGCGCCTGTAAGAGCGATGTACCACCGCCACCTGAACTGCTGCTGCCTTGACTTGCTGATGCGCCAGCACCACTCGAATCGTCTGACGCTTTGGAGGCTGCGCCACTACTTTGTGCATCGCTGTGCGGGATG